CTAAAACTACCGCAGGTTGCATTACACGTGATAGGCCACCAAACCCATATTGGTTGATTAAGGCAACAGATTAAAGTTGCCACCATGCTCACGGTCGTGCACAAAATTGGTTTAATTTCGCAAGTGGAAGAACTGATTAAAGAACACTTCACTTGCCAACCCAGCCAAAACTGGTTCATACCTTAATCCTTTAAAAGAAAAGCGAAAACAACCCACCAGCAAAGAGTAGAACTCAAGCTTGGGGTAAAGGGCAATAACGCCCTTTAAGCTGCCATTGCACAGAAGATCTCCTGGGGACCGGAAGTATCACGGTCAAAAAGGAGACGAGCAACAGGGCACTCCCAAGTGTCCCCGAGCTTCATACGTGAGAGAGCCTGGTCAAACATCTTCTGTTTTCCAAAGTCCCAGTCATACTGGTCACTAAGCGAAAGATGGACCTCCACAGTTGGCTCATAAACTCCACGTACCTTCATAGTGTGCTCCAAGAACTTACGCTCGTACCAGGCTTCAGCGCCTTCGGTCAGCTCTAACACACGGTCAATGACAGATTTGATTGGAGGGATGAAGTTGCAGGATTTCTGTAAACCCAATGCAACACCGCGCATAACACTCTCTCGTGAAACGTGCGGCGGTGGATTGATCACATAGCCAAACTTAGCGAGCACTTTGCCTGGCTTAGGACCGAACACCCACCCCCCCGTGGTAAAATAAAGACGATTCGAGCAGAACTCCGCTTCGTCCAAATGCTTACGATAAATTGCTTCACTATCGAAGCCCAGAGAGGCCATGCCCGCACTCCAATCAAAATGGCAGCGCTCAACATGTCTCAACAAATTATCGTCCCCCTGCACGAGCATTCGAATACTCTTAAATGCACTCGCAACTGATCTGCCTGTCCATCGACAGTACAAGAAAAGATGCGAAAGGGCGTTGATTATCGAATTCATCAACGAAGTGTATGGATCACCGCTCTTCCTGGTGCCATCACATTTGTACTTCCAGCCATGCAGCGTGGTTCCATGTGTGGAGATGTTTGCACGCATCAAATCCACAACAGCACGAGGGGCATGAAACTTTTCAGCCAGCCACACCTCATACTCACACCACGGACGACGAATCGAACAATCAAACTTGCCCAAATCATCCTCAAGGATATCACCTTGTCCCTCTGCAATAAAACTGGCAGCGTCCTCAGATTTCACCCCACTAGTGAACACAATGTTAGACTTGCTCGGATTCCAACGCCTCTTCAGTAAATCTTGAAGCGCCATTATCCATGGTCCTACCAACACAATAAACTCAGGCATCGCGCCTTGAATCAATCGTGGAGCCTTATCCTTCTCGCCTAAGGGTGAACAATACAGATTGTTCTCAACCTTTACAAAAGAGGATCGCGTCGTAAACATGTGTAACTGGCTACTAGAGAGATCCGAATCTTCATGGATACCCTCTTTCACCAATTTATCATGAGTCCTACTCAATATCTTCTTGACACTTGGAGAAGCATTTGATCTCAACAAATACTCAGCAAATGGAACCGACTTGACTCGATGCATGTTTGGGAAAAGCTCTTTGTGGTTTGCTTTACACCAATCTAAACATGCTTGCAACTCACTCGCGATCGGCTCAATCGTATCAGCCAAAACGCGTGCATAAAGAGCTTGCTCCTCATTATGCTGATTGCTCGAAAATGCAACTGGCGCATAACCGGTCGTGTCAAAACCGAAAATTGCCTGCACCCCAGAAACTGCTTCTGGATCTTTCAAGTGTTGTTTCATTCGCACTTCTCCATCACACAACTGTATCTTAGCTTTGGGTTTAAGCTTACGCGGTCGTGGCAAACGAGCACAGTTGATCAAAGGTCTAATGGCCAAACCACCAGGAATCCTAATTGTAGTGGGTCCTGGATTTAGTTCGATACCAACCAATGGCACTTGACAGTCTTGAGCTCTCTGATGGTCCACATGGTGGATAACACTCCATGGTTCATAAAGCAAACTTGGTCCAAGGGCTGTAGTAAGCACGTGCTTGAGGAAAACACCTGCTCCTTTAACCACCCTGGTTGCTAATGAATCTTGAAGCCCCAATCGAGACTTGACTGAATAACGGATATCATAGAACTTAGACTTAGACTCACGCAGAGCCTTACTGGCAGCCTGCCCTGGTTTATCAGCATGTCGCGCCAAAAAGGCAGCGGTACTCTTTACACCAGTAGCAATTTTGGTTTTACCACGCCAAAGAGCAAAGCTCAACAAGGTCGCAGCAACCACTCCGCCAACCAGCAATAACTTACCTCGTCGCGTCTTAACCGCTGATCGAAGTTTAGTAAAGCTGGGTCCAATTCCACTATCCGCATACGCACCGACGACAATTCGAGAGAGCTGTTGCTGCTCATCCCAAGAAGTCTCGAAGGCAATGACAGGAGCATACAAACACGCTACCTCCTGCTCCTCAGCTGTTATACCGAGTTCACTGCACATCTTCCGGCACTTGGCCACGCTCACGACGAATTCTTCTCGGGAACGGGGCCTATGTGCCCACCAGCTCTTAAGCTCTGAAACGAGGGAGAACGGCAACCGTACCTCAACTTCTCGTTCACGGATATGAACTCCGTAATGCTTAGCGAACCAGGGATCTCCAGTAGGTATCCTCTCAATGTTCCAATAACCAATGAAATCCAACATTCTGAAATTCACTACCTTGAAACCTGTCGAGAACACTCTACGCTCGTGGTGCTCAATAATCTGATCGTCAGCATCATCTTGCTTGACAACAGACGAGGAGGCACCAGCTCCTCGGAACACGTTAACAACCGGCTTTACCACCGGCTGAACGACCAAAGCCGCTCTGGCCTTTTGCTGTGCCAAACGTGCAGCATGACGACGAATCGCCAGCGCTCGCTGGTCCTGAGCAAACCCATGCGGTCCACTGAAGCCACCCAACGGTGGAGCATTCGGTGGTGGCAGATCGACGCCTTTAGCATACCACAACCCATCTTGTTCTACAAAGCCATTTATCTTATGGCATTTCAAGCGGTGCACTGTCTCACCTTGCCACTGAGTGGCCAATGGGAGAAAGGACTCATCCTGATACTGTAGAGGGAGTTCGCTGCCGACATTCGACTCTGGTTCCTGGCTATTCTTACCTACTTGACCCGCCACGGCCGACTCCACCTCCTTCTTCAAATTAGCGGCAGCGTGTTTCGGATGCTTAGTCCGTTCACGTTTCTGCAACACATCAAAAGGGTTGGTGGTAAGTGGGATTTCAGAGTTGTCAACTCGCACTTCGGTCGTAGATTTAGCAGCAGCGCTTTTAGCGCGCGCTCCAACCCACTTCCATTCAGACTCAGGATTCTTTCTTTCTTCCTCCTGATCTTCTAGGCACTCGCGCTCCTTCTGGAGACGCAAAATGGTACCCGCAACCACAGCTGCTGTCAGATGTACCTCGATTGGTGCTGCCACACGGTGACGAACCGGGGGCCGCAATCCTGCTTTACCAGGCTTTGCACTTGCTTGATCACTGCCAAGCGGAGCTCGATTTGGGGAGAAAAGGTGGTTGCTCATTGCTGTAACACATAGAACCATATGGACCACAACTGACTAAGGATAAAGCTTGCCAGCGAGCCTCTGAG